CTCTAAGTCTTTAACTGACATTCCCAATTTAGCGAAAGTATTTGTTGCTTTTTCTGTTCCGTTTGATGCCTCGTCTATAATCTTGGTCATAGTTGTAACACCGCGCCCTAAACTGTCGATTGATGCACCATTTTGAGAGAGAATAAAGTCCCATTCTTGATATGCCCTGCGGATAGCCCTAACTTTTGGGATTCTTTGTCTATTTTGTCCATGCTTGATGCTGTTTTGATAGCCAATCCAACTACTGCGGTTGCTGCTGTAGTGATAGCGGTTGCCATAACCGCACCTGCTTTTATTGCAGTCTTGCCTAATTCACCCAAGGAAGAGCCTGTGGAGTTGGCTTTATCGTCAATATTATCCAATGATTTTGTAGTTTCATCTGCGCCCTCTAAAAATACAGAGCCAAACGTTCTAAAAATTTCCAAGCTATCACCTCTTTATTCGTTTAATAGTTCTTTGTGCCATCTCCAACACTTCCGCGTCTGTTTTGGTTGATTGTGATTTTGGCGGTTTGTAAAATTCCTCAAATGATATGTAGTTCTTTTTGTCCATGTGTTGATATTTTGTTAAGTATAATTCCCACATTTCACGTTTTGTCGATTCTGTGTATTTGTGGATAATATAGTTGACAATAAACGGTAAATCTGCATATCTTAATATCAAATAGTCACTTGCCAACAACTCTATTATTTTTTCTCGCTTGAGTTGTCGGCAGATTTGAAAAAACCCATAACACCTTTAGCTTTAAACAGGTTTTTTATCTCGTCAAACACTTCAATAATATCCATGTCCTCTTTTTTCTTACCTGTTACGTTTTCCAATAACTGTATCATTGGTTCTTTGGCTTTGTATGCGTTCTTAACCAATATTTCTATGATTTCTTTGCCATATTCTTCTTGTGATTTCTCTATTTTTTTGCCCTTGTCGAACTTCTGCGAATCGGGCAAGTTAATGTTCATCTTATCCGCTATCTCTGATAACAAAAATAAATCGTCTATTCCTAATTTCATATTCCCCTCCTAAAAAGAAAGTACCCATATTTCAGGGTACTTTAACATTACAAACTGACTGCCTCTGCTACGTCTGCGTTAACAACATCTACCGCACCAAAGTAAGTGGCGAATCCGCCCTTAACAACTTTGTACTCATAGTTATCGCCAACAGGTACGTTGCTAAATACTGCAACTCCGCTTGAATTGGTTGCAACAATCGAATTATAAAAGTAAACATTAGCACCAACAACGGGAGAACCGTCAGATACTGTGAATGTTACTGTGTAAACATCGCCTACTGCATATTCAACTTTCCATGGCTCGTCTTTTCTATTGCCCTCTAAATAAGTCCCTGAATAATTAATCTCTGGCACAACTTCCTCTTTGTCTACCAAGTCCCACTCGATATTTTCAAGATTGATTGCGTTGTAGATTTCAATGTGAACCTGTTTGCCTGATTTGGTTTCGCCCGTAAACGATACAACATCGCTATAGTCCGCGTCTGCTATGTCGTTTGTGGCTTGCCATGTTTCTACTCCACTGCCTGTTAATACTTCCGTGGATGGGTACATTGCCTTAAGGTCTGCGCTAATCAAGGTTAACAGATTTAAAACAAGATGCGGTCTTGAACCTATCTTTCTGATTCTGCCCTTAACTGCGCCATAATCTCCATCAGCGTCTATTTCTCTGTATTCTCTTTCGACACTGAAAGAACCTCCGCCCCGTGTCCTTGCTATTGGTGTTCCATTTATGGAAAAGATTCCATCACCAAGCATAATTTTTGATACTTCACTCATACTATTTCTCCTTTATAAGTTTTACAAATAAATCTTAACTGTCTGCGTCTTATTGTTTCCAAGTTCGATAAATCCAACATCCCTATTCTGTATATGCACGTTTGGATGTTTTCTTTATACTCTTTGTGTCTGTCTAATTTCTTGATAATCTTCTCCGATAGTTCATCTATTTCAAAGGCAGTGTTTCTTTTGTCATATACATCCACCTCCAAGATATAATCGTCTTTGTCGAAATCTGCCTCGGATGATAACATAAACACCGCATAGGGATAATCAGGACTGTCTTTTGCTTTCCCGAAATAAACATCACACAACGGTTCTATTAACTTGTTTATTATGTATTTCAACTCGTTCATGACATATACCTCTCTACAATCCCTTTAATTTGGTTTGTGTGCAATTCTACCGCTGGTGTTAGATATGGTTGCGCTTTTTGTTTGCGTGTGCCTTTTTCAACGTATAAGGCATATTCTACGTTACTGCCGATTACAACCTTTTCTTCGTCTGCTCTGTATTCAATGCTTGCTCTTAATCTTCCTGTGTCAACAGGTGTTAAGAATTGAGCAGTAGCCACTACGAACTCACCGATAGCGGTTGTTGTTCTTATCCGTCTGCGCGTTAACTCTTTCTTAAAGTCAGGTATTTTGCTCTCGTAACCCATCTATCACCTCCAAGTCCACCTGCATCAACTTGTGGTAGCCCATAACGTCATTTACTGCTGTGATGCGGTATTCTATATCGTCAACGGTTACGCGGTCGGATTCGGTTATCTCGATAGGGAAACAATAAAGCCTAAACAATCCAACATCTGAAACTCTTTGCATACCCATGTTTTCTGTTTTGGATTTTTGCATCAGTCCGCACGAAACAGTATAAATGGTTTCCCAAAGTTGGTCTACATCACCGTAATCGTTTTTGTCCTCGATTGCGCGTTTGAATAATGCAGTCTTGTTGAATAAATCTTGTAAACCTATCATACAAACTTCACCCTCTTATACCGTCTTAAATATTGATTAGCCAAGGAAATCAAGTAATCGTTGTTGAATGTTACCGAATAATCGCCCAACCGTTGTGATGTGATGTTGCTTATCCCTTGTTCTTCTTGTGCTTTCGCTAAAAACAGTTGCACACCTGCAGGTAGTTCTTCTATGTACTCCTCGGATTCTTCATCATCGGGGTCATAATCGGGGTTCTCGACTAAAAAGTCGTTTCTACACCAATCCTTGACCCAATCTTTCAATAGTTCTTCCATTATGCGTTATCCTCCTCGTACCACTTCAGCATTACAAAGATGTTGTTAGCAGAACCAGAACCGTTTATAATTTCGATGGTGTGTAGTGTTTCAGGTTTTAAAACAATTTCGTTTTCCGCTTGTGTTTCTGAGCCTGAACGTGCCTGTCCAGTGCCAACACCACCACCCACATACGCTTTATCAATCAATAGTCCGTTAGTTGTGACCGTTACACCTGTTTTTACTTCCGTCAATGATGCAATCGGGTGTGTTCTAAGCCTGTTAATTGGTGTTACTGCTGTGCCGCCACTATCGCCCGAAGATTCTTCGTATAAGTTAACAGTTACATTATCGCCACTTGTTACTATGTTTGCAGGTCTGTAATGCGTGTATTTGCCCGTTGTGATTGTTGGTGTAGTAAATGTTATCTTTGATGTTGCTCCTGCTGCTAATGCGGATATAAACACGGGTACAGTGAATAGCTTACCATCGTGAATGTATGCGTGGTCTGTTGTGATACTCCTGAGCGCATCTGTGATTCGTTCTCTTGCTTTGTCTAAAATATTGAATGTCCCTATAAATCCCATGTTTACCTCCTTAACTGCAACCTAAATATGATGTAACACCAACAAAGGTTTCGTTTGAACCTCTGCCATCTGTGACAAAGGACAGTTTATCCCCTGCCTCTAATCTGATTCTGACACTTGGCGATGTGGATGATTTGTTTTGTGCGGAAAAATAGCAAGGCAAGACCACTAAATCATTCTTTTTGATTTTGCATGTACCCGTATTGCCATCACCCGTTATGAGCATGGCAACAACTACCGCACAGTTTGTGCCTGTCAATGTCGGTATTATATCTTGGTCTGTGTCCCCTGTAACGGTAAAAGGCAAGGAAATGTTATAATACCCGCTTTCAACCGTTAGAACTTTTTCCCCGTTTAGTCTTTTGCAAGTCCATTCGAGGATTTGTATTATTCTGTGCATTTTTATTACCTCGGTTCTTTTTCAGCCTCTTGTCGGCTTTAGTCCCCTTGCTTGGTTTGCCACCCATTTAATACCTCCAACAATTCCGCTTTGGTTGCTCGTTTGTTGTATTCAATGCCTGCATCATCTAATTGCTGCATAATCTGCGCCCGTGTTAGTTCGATTTCTTCTTTGATTTCTTCTGTTGCGTATGCTTTTAATAGTTCCATTTCGTCTTTGTCGGTCGTTTCGTATTCACCATTGATAAATACTATTTCCTTACCCTCACCCATTACCGTCAAATTGCCCTCAATGTTTGATTTATAAATCATGTATCAAGCAATCCTGCTGTCCTAAGTTTTGCCAATATTGCGTTGACTTTTGCTATTGTGTCCGCTAAGTTAGCGCCACCCGCCAAGTCTGCTTCTGCCGCCATTGGTAAGGTAACAGCGGAAGTTACATCTAAAGGCTCGGTTATATTGACATTTTTAAATACATCTCTAAGTTCGGGTTGAATCCCTAATTTGTCGTTTAACATATTAATCTCCTTTAAAAAAATTAGGGGAGTTGCCTCCCCCATTACTTATGCTAAGTTGAATATTCTACCGTGTGCAAATGCTGGACCATGGTCAAGCCCTGCCTGTGCGTAAAGCTGTCCGCTTACTGCTGCTCCAACTTTGGCAAGCTCTTCATAGAACAACAAGCCTTTGTCGGGTACTTCTTGGAATACAGGATAGGTTTTAGCAACGTCAATCGCCAATACAGTGTTAGCAGGTGCATATCTCGATGCGATAACACCAACTCTTGCGAAATCTGTTTCAATCTGCTGGATGTTGAGTCCACCAACCTGTCTGTCGGCAGGCGCGAATCCGTAGATTTCAGATATTCTCTGTTTCAGATTTGCAGGTACATAAAGGATTACATCTTCAAAGTCCGCGCCTGCGGTAAACATGTTCCTAAAGAGTGTCTGCATCCTTGTAAGGTCAAGTGCGCCGGCTGCACCGTCAACGGATGTTCCACCGCCTAACTGTGTAACTGCGTTCATTCCTCTTGTGGTTGCTACTGTTGCACTGTTGGCAGCCTGTAGATAAGTCCCCTGAATGAAGGAAAATTCCATATCATTTGCTATCTGTTTCAAGTGCTGCTCGATTTGGAAAGCTAACTCGTCATCCATTTCAGGCATTTCGCCTGCGGTGTTAAGTCCGTTAAGTCTACCCATCGATGCTAATTTGTTGTAAGATACCCTAATAGCCTGTTGGTGTATCTGACAAGTATTTGTTACTTGTGCCTTCTGGATGGATGTTGCTGCAGGTGCTACCAATGAGGCTTGCTCTGATACAACGTTCTGCCCAGGTGCTAAAAGTGCATAGTTTACGGATGTCGGGAAGTCAAAGTTCTTTGATACTTTGGTTCTTGCTCCGTCTGGACCGCCCATGAGTGTTAAAAATGGTGTGTTTTGTGGTGATGCGGAATACAATTCTCCAATAAAGTTGGGAAGATTCCATGTTGAACCTACGATTGCTGGCATAATTTTAATCTCCTTTTAATTTGTGTAATTTTTGTTTGATTGCTATCTTTTCTTTGATTGTCTTTGCGTTTGCGTGTTCTTGTTCTAACTTTTCTATCTCTGATAAGTTCTTGCTCGGTTCGGGTTTTCTTCCACTATCTTTCAGTTTACCTTCTATGGCTTGGCTGAGCGATTGCGTAAACACCGTTTCAAGCTTTTCAAGGTTAGCCTCTGTCTGTGATTCGTCTGCCCCTATAAAGTAATCCACCAAATCCGTTGGTAACCCCTTTTTAGTTGCAAGTGTCAATGCCTTGTTTTTCAGGCTTTCCCTGTTTTTTTCCTGTTCCATTTTTGTCAACTTCAAAGTCAACTCTTTCAACTGCTTTTGTTCTTCTGTTTCGGTTGGCATTTTTTTTGATAGTTCTTCAGAAACTATTTTCTCAAGGTTGTTTTCTTTCCATGTTTCCAAAGACTTTGAAAAATGCGTGTCCAATCTCTTTTGTAGGATTTTCTTGCCTACGTCACTCTCAAGGTATTTTGCGATATCCTGTTCAGTGATTTCTACTTTTGTTTCTAATTCTTCCATTTTTGTTCCTCCCCTATAAGTACTCGCCTTATAGTTGCTTTTTTATTTATCAATCCAAGTATGGATTTGATATCTCTTTATCTTTCGCCCAATCTTTATACGTGGTCTGTGGGACTATGCCCTCACCCCTAACCCTGCGAAAGTCTTGCGTAAACCCTTTTAATTGGGTTGTAATCGTGCATCGGCAATTTATATCTTCCTCAGGAGCTCCAAACTGTCCAGGTGCTTGCCCTGTTGCACCTGATGGCGATACAAAGTCTTCATCTAATCTTTTCTCCTGTCCGTCCATAGCCCCGTGTGTGTCCCTTGTGCGGTCGTCTAATGTTGCCTGCCATATCTTTGTTAGTTCTACCCCTAAAGCCTCGGCATGTTCTGCGCTGTCAAGTCTGCCCTTTTGCACTATTCTGTGTGTTTCGGTGCGTGTGACTCGTAACGCGTTTTGTATATTTGTTTCCAACACCGATTTAATGTCTTTCGATAGTTTAGTATAACTTGTGCCTTGTACCAGTCCTTGTGTGATGGTGCGTTGCATTTGCTGTACTAATAATTCTTTGTTGCGTACTATTGCCAAGTTCTTAAACGGGTCATCTATCGCTATTTTAATAGCATCCAATGGTAACATTGAGTAGGACAGTTTAGCCTGTGCGGTTTTCTCTAATAAAAACGCTGTGCGGAAATAACTATCAAAGTATTGAGCGGATATGCCTTTGTTTAATACTCCCTCCCATGCTCGGTTAAGTTTCACCAATTCGGATGTGATTTCTTTGTTCAGGTTCTGCAATCGGTTGTACTTTGCCATTTCTGCATATGTTAGGTTGACTTTATCCGCATATACTTTTAGTTCGTTCCTTATGTTTCGTAATGATGTTGCATACACGCGCTCTATCTCTCGTTCTGTAGATTTGGCGATAACCGCAAGCGCTTTGTCCTGTGTAGCAAAATCAATCATTTGTTTCCACCTCGTCTATATTAACAGCATCTAAGTTGACACTATCACGCATTTGTTCTAATTCCCAATCGACATCATCAACGAACGACAACAAAGACAATCTCTGTCTGTCTGATATAGTTCCAAGTAGTTTTTGGTTGATTTCTGCCTCGGTGGATAGTTCTATCGGGATGTTCCTGCCAAACTGCCAATATATGTCTAAATAATCTATATTGATGCCCCTAAGGTTCCATGTCCTTTGGAATACCTCAAACATTGTCCGTAGACCAGTAGAGAACTTACGTTCTTTTACTATGCACTTATTTTCAAGTCCCAACAACTTCCATTTACGGGATTCACCGCTTTCGGATGCACCACTGAAGTTCTCGGATTGCATATCTACAGATTTGGCGAACTTATAAATATTATCGTTTAGCGTTTCCTTTTGCTCTTTGACGAAATCTGTTTGCATTTGTTTTGTGAGGAAATATATATCATCCCCTGCATCGATTCCGAACGCGCCTGACTGCCTTGCTTTCATAATGGTATCTTCATCAGGCTCTACACCCTTAAACACCATATAAGCCAATCTGAACTCTTCAATCTCGTTTTGTGCATCGCTCATTAGTTTGTCATATGCATCG